TTATTAAAAAACCCTTATATTCCAAATATAGATACTGAAGTAAATATTACTGAAAATAAAAAATGCAGAATACTTGTTAATAATCTTTTTTCTATAACAGGATTAATAAAAATTACAGGAGTAAGTGGGTATGGAGAAACACCATCTCATTATGATTGTGTGTTTTTTGGTAATAATCTAAGTTGGGCAGATGATTTATCTAATTTGTATATGCATGAATTAGATTGGGGTACTAATAGTGAGGGCTTAGAGTACAACAAAACAAATATTATGGCTACTTGGCAAGATGAAGATTGTGATTCATCTACATCTCCAATAGTTTACCCAATAACATCTTATGGTGAGTACAATCCTGATGGAGAACCAAGAACAATACAACTTTTAGATACTGCTAAAGACTATTTAGGTCAGTCTAATAACAAAGTTGGTTACTATGGGTTTAATGATTCTGGTTTTAGTTATTCAACTCCTAACCCATCTGCAGATTGGCGACCAGCAGTATTTGTTAAAGATACATTAGAAAAGATATTTAGTAAGGTTGGCTATCGGATAAATTCAACTTTTATGGAAACAGATATGTTTAAAAAGTTGGTATGGTTATTACCTAATTTTAAATATAATAATGCTGAAGAAAAGTATGATGAGTATTCTATAGAGAGTAATTTTTTAAATGGAGAAAGTTTAAGTGCAAGTGATTATGCACAAGGTGGGAATATATCAACAGTTACCGATAGTGGTGTATTTGACCCAGATTTTGGGTATCAAGTTAATTTTAATGATGGGGATGCTAATTATATTGGAAATCCAACTAGTCAGGGGAATGAAGGAACGAAACTTATTCCATTAACCATTTTAAACCTAAATGTAACTTTAGATGAGGATTCTTATGTAGATATGAGTAACGATTACATAACAATAGGGGAGTATGGTTATTATAGCATAAAATTAAATGGGCTGGAGTCAAGATTGGCTAATATGAAAAAAGGAGGTTCTTCACTAAAAGGTGCTTCAAAAGTCAAATTATGTATAAATATTGATGTGCAAACTGTAGGTCAATCAAGTTGGCAAACAATAGAAAGGTCTGAGATAGAACAGACTCCATTTCAAGTTCTAAGCCCTAACAATAGCAGAACCAATCAAGATAATAGTGTTATTACTAATTATGAAGTAATGCCTAGTGTTAATAACGATAATTTTTGGTTTAATAAGGGAGATAAAATAAGACTTACAGCAGGTTTTAAATTTGAGGAAATGATTTCTGACTCAAACATAAACAATCAAAACTTTCTTATTAATACTTTTATTCGTTCTTTAAATTCTAGCAATCTTGATATTTCTCTTAACTCTGAAGTAGTTGCGTATGGTCAGACTTATGATTTAAAAGATGTAATTAATGAAGATTACAAAACTCTTGATTTTGTAAAAGGTATTTCACACGCATTTAATCTTAAAATGACTACTAATGAAACTACTAAGACTGTAAGTATAGAACCATTTAATACTTTCTATAAGGATTATGCTGATGCAATAGATTGGACTTATAAATTAGATAGAAGTAAACAAATAGAGGATAAGTGGATTAAAAGCGACTTAAAAAGAGATGTTGTTTTTAAATATAAATCAGACAGCAAAGACAAGAAAGTTGAACATAGGGGTGAGGAGTATTTTAATGGAATAAAAGATGAATATCCACATCAAGAAACATTACCTAAAACTTTTGAGAAAGGAGAAAGTGAATATGAAAATCCTTTCTTTGCAGGAACTTATAATGCTAAAGACCAAGATACAACAGGTATTAGTGGTGATAACCCATACTCTGCTTGTTTATGGGCAGAGAATGTATCTCCTAATAACTGGGGCAGACCAGATAAAGGATATGAATTTTTACCAAGACTTTTATATTGGAATAAATACTCTCCAACAGGATTAAATCTAAGTGGTCATGTGAAATATGCAAAAGTTCAAACTTGGAATAGTACTTACGAATGGGTAGTTCCAGATGCAAATGCAAGTGGGGGGTCTTTCTTATCAGGAATATACCCTCAAGCAACATCAATTAATAGAGATGATAGTTCAAGTCCAATACTATCTTATGGTAATGTTAATGTAAGAGATTATAATGATGCAACAGAGGTATATTCATCTTATGCAGTAGGTCATGGTTTGTTTGAGACATATTACAGAAATATGTTTGAGATGTTAAAATCAAAACCAAAATTAAGAACTGTTTATATTGATTTAAAAGTAAAAGATATTGTTAATTTAGATTTTACAAAATTAGTTTATATAGATGGTGTTTATTGGAGAATAAATAGAGTGGTTGATTATCAGCCAAATAAAAGTCAATCTACAAAAGTAGAGTTAATCCAATGGATGTCTTTAGGTGCATTTGCAGCAACAGCACCATCTTTTGGTGGTAATGAGAATACAGGAGGTCTTGGTGATGGTGGCGACCCTGATGATAGTGATAATAATATGGGGTTATAATATGAAAATATAAAATATGTCAAATAGTAAAGAAATATCAAGTAGAGGAGTAGCACAGCAAAGTGGATTAGATGTATTTTCTAGTGTAACAACTTATAATGGGGAATATTTGAATTGGGGTAATCCTTCTGCTTATGGCACTCAACTTGATTCAGATACAGATTACGCTACAACAGCAGCAGACCCACATACTGATGCTTTAATAAACAGCCCTGCATCTGACATTGGTAGATGGTATAGGTATCATACAAGTGGCGCACCATATACATCAGTATCAGCACCTACAAGTGTTAGTGGTTTTTTTATATTTAATGGACAGGAAACTGGCGGATTACCATCATATAGTGGTATATATCAGAAACTATCTTTAATTTCAGGTAATGAATATCAGGTAGAAATTCAGGGTGTTATAGATGCTGATGCAGGTACTTTATATATAAAAACATATAGACCAACTCTAAATGAAACTTTTACAGGTGTTGAATTTATAGAAACATCATCAACATCAATAACATACCCTATTAGTAATACATCTACAGGACTCATCACATCAACATTTACTGCTGAAACTGCTAATGATATTATTCAGATATACTTCACTACAGAGGAAACATCATCAATAAATGTATCAATCTCAAGTATATCAATAAAAGAAAAGCAAGAATATTTAGTTCCTGTTTATGCTACTGATAAGTGGGGTAATGACCACAAGGTATTAAGAAGAAACTCAGGTAATATACTTTCTAATGATTAAATTTAAAAAGACATTAAAGGAGTTAAAGGTTATTGGTCAAATGCTAAAGGTAGGTTTGCAGAAAGAACTTATTGCACAAAAGCATAATGCTACAGGTAGATTGAGTAGAGGGTTGAATTATAAGGTTAAAGGCAATGTTTTAAATGTAATGTCATCTGTTAGTTATTGGAAGGCTGTTAATAATCCTAAGTTTGCTAAGACTCCTAATTATAATGCAATAGCATCTTGGGTTAGAGCAAAGAAAGGTATAAAGGCAACTTCTGCATCAATAACAAGAATATACGCTAAGATGTTAAGACAAGGATATGGGCAACCTTATGTATATTGGACAGAGGGGAATAGTTTAAGAAGAACAAATTTTGCAGGATATGTAGCAAATAAGTTTAGTAAAGAAGTAGCAAAGAAATTAGCACCATCTATTGGTGAGGATGTGGCAAGTATGATTAGAGAAAAAATTAAAAATAACACAAAAGCAAAAGTGAGTTAATATGGCAAATACAGAGAAAATAGTAGTTCAGGTAGTAGTAAAAGGTGAGAAGGATTTACAAAGAGTAGGTAAGTCAGCAGGTGGAGGTGCTAAGAGTTTTGCTAAGATGGCAGGTGCGATTGCTGTTGCAGGTGCTGCTTTTTCAGCAATTAACAAGCAAATAGGTGCTGCAATCAACACATTTAAGAAATTTGAGTTTCAAATGGCTAAAGTTAAAGCAACAACTGGCGCTACTGATAAGGATTTTAAGAAATTAACTGCTACAGCAAAACAATTAGGTAGAACTACATTCTTTACTGCATCACAAGTAGGGGAATTACAAATGAACTATGCTAAGTTAGGATTTACAACTTCTGAGATATTAGATGCACAGGAAGCAACATTAAGATTAGCAACAGCAACAGGTTCAGATTTAGCGAGAGCAGCAGTAGTAGCAGGTGCTGCAGTAAGAGGTTTTAATTTAGATGCATCAGAAACTGAAAGAGTAGTTGATGTAATGGCTGTAGCGTTTACAAGTTCTGCTTTAGATATTGAAAAGTGGCAAACATCCATGACTAAGGTAGCACCTATTGCAGCAGGTGCAGGAGTATCTATTGAGAGTACAGCAGCAATTATGGGTAAATTAACAGATGCAGGTATTGAAGCATCTATTGCAGGTACATCTATGAGGAATATATTTTTGAAAATGCAAGATTCCTCATCTGATTTATCTCAACATTTAGGATTTACAGTTAAGAGTAGTGCTGATTTAGAAAAAGCATTAATCCAATTAAATGAAGAAGGATTATCTAATGAGGAGATAATGGGTCTTGTTGATTTGAGGCAAGTGGCAGCATTTGCGACAATGGTTAATGGTACTGATTCTATTTTAGATATGACAGATGCTTTAGAAAATGCTAATGGTGCTGCTCAAGACATGGCTGATATTATGGCTGATACTTTAGAGGGTGATATAATTACTGCTAAATCTGCATGGGAGGGGTTTCAGTTAGCAATTATGACAGGCTCTAGTGAAATATCAAGAAACCTAAGAAGGGTTACACAAGCGTGGACTAAATTCTTAAATAACTGGTCAGATGACTTAAAAAGTACAGAGGACATATCAACAGATGTATTTACAAATATAGTTCAAGTAGCAAAAGGACAAGTAAAAGAATTAAAGGAATTAGCAGAAATAAATGATGATGAATCTATTGCAATCTCTTTTTCTAAATCTTTAGAAATCAGTTTGAATGATTTAGAGAAAACTTTACCTGCATTAGAAAAGAAAATGTTAGAAGCCAAAAACACTTTTGATACTGCTTGGAAAGATGCACCTATTGGATTTGGTACTGAATCTTATGAGGAAACTTTTGAAAAAGCAAATAAACTATTTGAAGGAACAAAACTAGCGATACAAGATTTAGCAGAAGAAGTTAAAGTTCAAAAGGAGAAAGAAACTACTGCAGTAGAAACAGAGAGTGCAAAACAATTCCAAGCAGAGCAACAATTAATAAGAGATAAAGAAAAAGCAGCAGCAAAAAAGAAAAGAGAAAAAGCAAAAGCAGCAAAAGAAGCATTAGCATTAGAGAAAAAACAATTTAAAGATAAGAAACAACAATTAGATACATTCTTAACAGAAACTCTTAACAAAGAAAAACAAAGACTTATTAATGGGGAAATAACTCAAGAAGAATATGATTTAAGAGCATTTGAAGCAGAACAGGCTCATTTAGCAAATATGCTAGGATTAAATCACGCATACGGAATAGATAATGCTGATATTAATGCTAAACTACTAGACAATGAGTTAAATAGAATTAAAACTGTTGCTGAGGCAGAGTTAGATGCTTTTAAACAACAGCAAAACCTAAAACAACAACAAATAGGTTTAGCAGTAGAAGCAGCAGATGCAATTATGACTGTAACTACACGAAATATTGATAGGCAATTATCAAGTGAAGTAAAACTTTTAGAAGAAAGAAAAGAAGCAGGAGTTATATCTCAAGAAGAATATGAAGAAGGGGTAGAAAAAGTACAAAGAGCAGCATTTGAGAAAAAGAAAAAGATTGCTCTGTTAGAGGTGATTATAGATACAGCAGCAGCAATTATGAAAATAAAAGCAGAAGCAGCAGTACTTTTAGCAGGAATTTTTACAGCACCAATGGCAGCAGTAGCACTAGCACAAATACCTTTTGTATTAGCATCTGGTGCAATACAAGCAGGAGTAATAGCATCTCAAAAATTTGCACAAGGAGGAATGATTGAAGAATTTGCAAATGGAGGTATGGTACATGGTAAATCACACGCACAAGGTGGTGAGAAGTTTGCAGTAGGTGGTAGAGTAGTAGAATTAGAAGGTGGTGAGGCTGTTATAAATAAAAGAAGTACAGCAATGTTTAGCAGACAGTTATCAGCAATGAACTCTGCAGGAGGTGGTGTTAAGTTTGCAGATGGTGGACTACTTAATATGCCTTCATTTAGCCAACAACAATTCAATGCGATAGGTCAGAATCAAATGATGGGTGCAATGGGAAGTTCTGGTAAAGTAGTAGTAGTTGAAGCAGATATTACTGATAGTCAAAACTCAGTAAGTGTAATACAATCTGAGGCAACAATTTAATAATCAAAGAAATAAACAAATGTTTGTTGATAAAAAAACCAAGTTAGAGAGATTAGATGTATGTAAAAGTTGTAGTTTTTACCGAAACTTTATGTTACTAAAGAAACCAAAGATAACAAGAGGTGCAAGATGTGCTGAATGTAAGTGTTTCCTAGATGCAAAGACATCATTAACAAAAGAGTTTTTTGGTAAATGTCCTAAAAATAAATGGTAAAACTTTACATATGAATTTTAAAGAAATCGCTGAAAATTATAGTAAGCAAAAAAGAAAGATGATGACAGATGCTGTTATCACTAACAAAAAGTACACAGCAAATTTCACCAGTTACCACTCTGAATCGTTAAAAATAATGTTTGCAGAATGGCACTTATTATTTCCTCAACATAAGCAAGATATTAAATGTACTTCTTGTAGAGCAGCAGTTTGTAAGTTTTGGGGAAATTTGGTAGATGAGTGGATTGAAATAGAACAAACACCTAAAAAGAAAAATGCCTCAAAAAAAAGAAAGACAAAATAAGGTAGATGTAGTTAAAGACTTCATTGATATTTGTGGAATTGAGTTAGAAAAGCGATTTGGTCAATCACCAACTTGTAAGGATATGATACGACATCTTGTTGAGAAAGGTATAATAGACCCTAAGAGGGTAAGAAATTATATGATTATTGCTGACTTTGATAGAATGTTAGTAGGTAATAAAGGTAGTAGAACTTATACTTGGATGGACTTATCTATTAAATATAAAATAAGCGAAAGTCAAGCACAGAATATAGTTTACAAAGAAAGAAAGAAGGCAATTCCATCTAATAATATCACATACTAAAAGTTTTGTAAGAAAATTAGGTAAAATTAATTTCTTTTAATTCTATTTTTGCACTTATGAACGAGAAATGGTATAACATTCAGAACAAGGCAGGTGAAACTGCCGACATTTATATCTTTGATGAGATAGGAACTTATGGTGTAACTGCACAAGAGTTCATTACTGACATTAAAGGATTAAAAGATATGCCTATCAATTTACGCATTAACAGTTTAGGTGGAGATGTATTTGATGGTATGGCAATGTATAATGTAATCAAAAGGAGAGAGGCTAAGACTACAGTTTATATTGAGGGTATAGCAGCAAGTATTGCTACTATTATTGCTCTTGGTGCTGATGAGGTTGTAATGGCAGAAAACTCTTTATTTATGATACATAACGCTTGGGGTGGAACAATGGGTGAGTCAAAAGATATGAGAAAAACTGCAGATACTCTTGATAAAATCACAAGTGAACTTACAGACATTTATAGAAAAAAGACAGGATTATCTTATGATGCTCTTGCTGAGATGATGGATGAGGAGACTTGGTTAAATGCTAATGAGGCATTTGAGTTAGGTTTTATTGACACTATCTCTGATTCTATTAAAGTGGCTGCAAAGTATGATGTTTCTAAATTTAAGAACATCACACAGGAAGAAATACAGAATAAATTAAGTATTAATATAAATAACAAAAAAATGACTAACGAGTTAAAAGAATGGTTTAACAACAAAGTTGAGGAGATTGTTACTGCTGTAAAAGGTGATGTAAAAGTTTCTGAAGATGTTGCTGAACAAACTATGATAACTGTTAATTTAGGGGATAATGATGAAATCATGAATAAGATTTCTGAGTTTGAAACTGGTAACATTGAATTATCAAACAAAATTTCTTTGTTAGAGGAAGAATTAGTTGCTTCAAAAGGAACTAACGAAACTTTAACAGTAGAAGTTGAAGCGTTAAACGCTAAAATCAACAAAACAGATGCTAAAGGTACAGAAATTGAAACTGATGGCGACCCTGCAGTAGTTGAAAACAAGACAGAAGATGCTAATGCAGGTTTTTACAATGCAATGGCATCAAGAATTAGAAACAAATTTAATAATTAAAAAAATAAAATAAAATGGCAAATGTAGCAAAAGACAACATCACCGCAACTTATAGCGGTGCTGATTTAAACGAAATATTTTATGAGCCAGTATTTAGAAGTGATGATATTATGCGTAACTATAGGGTTCTTCCTAATGTTAAGCACGTAATGAATGTTTACACTTCTGCTGCTCTAACTAAAATAGTACAACCTTACACAGATTGTTCTGCAACAAGTGGTTCAACACAATTCAATATTGATGATAAAACAATTACTGCAGGTAGATGTAGAGTTGCTTTAGAGCAATGTTCAAAAGAGTTCTTTGGAACTTATATTGAAGAAATGTATCGTTCTGGTGTAGATGTAATGAATGTTGAGGGAACTCAATTAGGAGATGCAATCGTAAACAGAGCAGTATCAGGAGTTGGTTCTGATATAGTAAGATTAGCGTGGGGTGGAGATGCTTCTACTTCTAACTATGATGCTTTAACAGGATGGATGAAATTAATGGGAGATGATTCAACTGTTGATGGTGCAAAAGTTACTAAAACTTGTACTTCTTCTGCAGCACCTACTGCAGGTGAGGCGATTGACTTAATCAGAAATGCATATGACTCAGCACCAGCAGCACTTCAACAAGTTCCTGCAGGTGAGAAAAAGATGTTCGTAACTCCTAAAGTATTTAACGCTTACTTAGCAAACTTAGAAGGTTCTTCTGCTGACTTAGCAATCGTTAATACTCAAGATGGTTTAAGAAGAGTATCTTTTAGAGGTGTAGAATTAGTACCTATGTATGAGTGGGACACTATCTTAACTGACTTAAATCCAACAATCTTTGTTGATTCTGCTTCTAACTACAACAATGGTGTATGTTATTGTGCAGTTGAAAACTTAATTATCGGTACTGATGTAACAGACCCAGAAGGTTCTTTCAAAGTATTTTATGATGATTTAGAAGAAAAAATGTTCTTCAGAGGTTACTTCAAGTTAGGTGTACAATTCTTGTACCCTTCACTTGTTCAATGGGGACTTTGTATATAATAATAATGTAATAATAGAGGAGGTGTAAAAGCCTCCTCTTAATTACTTTTAAATAACTAATAAAATAATAAAAAAATGGCAATAGATACAGGTTTAGCGATTGGATGCACAGACTTACAAGCAACAGGTGGTATAAAACAAATACTACTAAGGTCTTGGGCTGCTGGAGATACAATCGTATATGGGTCAAGCACTCATACAATTACAAGTATTAAAGATACTGGTGGAACTGATGCTGATTGGGGTGTATATGAGTTTAAAAATGAAACTCCTGCATTAACTATCAATGCAACTAAAGAGAATGGTTC